AAAGAACAAGTAACTAAAGCAAAACTTCAAAAACTTAAACGTAACCTCACTTAGGAAACCTCACTATGAAACTCGTATTATGTTCAATGAAAGATCGTGCAGCAGATGCTTTTGCACGACCAATGTTTGTACCTTCTATCGGTGTAGCAATCAGATCATTTTCAGATGAAATTAATCGTCAATCTGATGATAATCAGCTTTATCAACATCCTGATGATTTTGATCTCTATGATTTAGGTGTATTCGATGATGCAAATGGCAAATTCGAATTACACGAAGATCCAAAACAAATTGCTATTGGTAAACAAGTAAAAATTCAATCAACCTAACCGTAGAATAAAAGGGAGGAAACTCCCTTTTTTCACGGAAAAATGGAGTATATATGCATCGCAATCAGTCAGTAAATGTACATCAGTTCGCTATGATTCCAAAGAGCGATATACCTCGCTCAAAATTTGACTGTCAATCAACACATAAAACAACCTTCGACGCTGGTTATTTAGTACCTGTTTACGTCGATGAAATGTTACCTGGAGATACTTTTAATCTCAATATGACCGCTTTTGCGCGTCTTGCTACTCCTCTTTATCCAATTATGGATAATATGATTCTCGATTCGTTTTTCTTTTTTGTACCCAATCGTCTAGTATGGTCTCATTGGCAACAATTTATGGGACAACAAGCTAATCCAGCAGATTCCATTTCTTATACTGTTCCACAACAAGTATCTCCTGCTGGTGGTTATACAATTGGTTCTCTTCAAGATTATATGGGTTTACCTACTGTTGGTCAGGTAGCTGGCTCAAATACTGTTAGTCATTGTGCGTTTTGGACTCGCGGTTATAACCTTATTTGGAATGAATGGTTCCGCGATGAAAACTTGCAAAATTCCGTAGTTGTAGATACTGGTGATGGTCCTGATACTGTTTCTAATTACACTTTATTACGTCGTGGAAAACGTAAAGATTATTTTACGTCTGCGCTGCCTTGGACACAAAAAGGTAATCCTGTATCTTTACCTTTAGGTACTTATGCACCAGTCGCTTATAAAACAATAAGCGGAACTGGTACTCAGGGTACATTTGTAACATTAAACCGCGACGGAAGCGGTGCTTATAATACTGGATACGGTACTACATACGGCGCAGCGACTGGTGCTATTCCTATTAATACACAAAACGCACTATATGCCGACCTTACACAAGCAACTGCAGCAACTATTAATCAACTTCGTCAATCTTTTCAAATTCAAAAACTTTTAGAAAGAGATGCTCGTGGAGGTACACGTTATACTGAGATTGTTAGAAGTCATTTCGGTGTTGCTTCTCCTGATAGTCGTTTACAACGTCCTGAGTATATTGGCGGAGGATCTACGCCTGTCAACATCAACCCTATTGCTCAAACTTCGGCAACGGGCGTTTCTGGTGGTTCAACCCCTATGGGTACACTTGCTGCTATGGGTACTGTTCTCGCTCATAAGCATGGCTTTACTTATTCTGCTGTTGAACATGGTATTGTTATTGGTCTCGTTTCAATCCGTGCAGATTTAACTTATCAGCAGGGTATGCATAAAATGTGGTCGAGACAGACCCGTTATGACTTTTACTTCCCAGTCTTCTCACATTTAGGTGAGCAAGCTGTTCTTAATAACGAAATTTATTGTGATGGATCCGCTAATGACCAAAATGTATTCGGATATCAAGAGCGTTGGGCAGAATATCGCTATAACCCTTCTCGTATTAGTTCTCTTTTCCGCAGTACTGCTTCCGGAACTTTAGATGCTTGGCATCTTGCTCAGAAATTTACTTCGTTGCCTACTTTGGCTTCTACGTTTATTCAAGATACTCCTCCAGTTTCTCGTGTTGTGGCTGTTGGTTCTGCTGCTAATGGACAACAATTTATTTTTGATAGCTTTTTTGATGTTAAAAAAGCGCGACCTATGCCAATGTACTCCGTACCTGGCCTAGTGGATCATTTCTAATATGGGAGATCTTATTGGAGGTGTTGTTGGTGCCGTTGGTAATTTAATCGGCACTCAACAAACTAATGCTGCTAATACTGATATAGCTAATGCTGCTAATCAGTTCTCTGCTCAACAATTCGCTACTAGGTATCAAACTACCGTTAAAGATTTGCAAGCTGCGGGATTAAACCCAATGCTTGCTTATTCTCAGGGTGGAGGATCTCCTCCTACTGCTCAAATGCCTGCTCCTAGGCAAAACGTTATATCTAATGCTACTACTGGCGCATTAAATGCTTATGATCGTGCGCTTGCTACTAAATCAAATGAAGCTGATATTAAACTTAAAGAACAACAAGTTCAAAATACTTCTGCTCAAGAACAAGTAGCTCGTACTCAAGCAATTAATAATATTGCTAATGAAGCAAAAATTAATCAAGATACTAAAACAAGCGCTGCTGCTGAACAAGTAAGCCGCCAGCAATTGGGAGCAATTGCGGCGGAAATTAACTTAAAAAAAGCTTCTACTGTTTCTGCTACTGCTCAAGCTGCAAGGACAAATATGGATACTTTAAGATCTCAACAAGAGGCGGAAATTCGCAAACCTGAGGTTGCAAAATCTCAAACTTGGTGGGGAAAGCATGTTTCCCCGTACTTATCAGACTTTAGTCGTGGCGCTTCAAGCGCAACTTCTGCTGCAACTATGTTAGCTAAATAAGGAAAAATATGAAAATTGCTCCAAAAGAACCCTTTGTTCGTTCTCCATACAATTACAATACAGATGCTGCGTCAAATGAGTCGGGGTTGCGTTGTGAGGACGCTTCTCTGACTCAGCAGCATCAAAAAGATCAGGCTGATATCAATTATTTAATTGAACAATTTAATGTAACTGGTAATTTACCAACTGCTTCAGTATCACCACAATATGGTGATTTCTCTGGTATTCACGATTATCAATCAGCTTTAAATGCTGTTATTGATGCTCAAGATGAATTTATGGCGTTACCTGCCAATCTTAGGGCTCGTTTTGATAACGACCCCTTAAATCTTATTAACTTCTTAGAAAACGATGAAAATCGTGAAGAAGCCATCAAATTAGGCTTAGTAGAGCCTATTGAGCAAGCTGTAATAGCTGCGCCTAATGAAGATATAACACCCCTTCAAGGGGCTGCGGATGCAGCCTAGCACAGTGCATTACTTGATGTAACTGTGCTAGGTGACACCAAAACCACAAACAAACAATAAAAGGAGCATTAAATGCGTATTTTAAAAAGAACCGGATATGGACGTAAGTCAAAAATGAAGTCTGCTAAGCACTTCAAACATCGTACAAAGCATACTAAGTCGCCAAATATGCAAACTAAGCCTCAACGTGGAGGCTGGCGTCTCTAATAAAGCGCTAGGACACCTCACATGTCCTGTTACCACCCTATAAGCGCACATCAGTGCGCTGACGGTTCTATAGTATTTTCGGAACGAAAACACTTTAACATCGTCAAAAATTTATCATTGCCTTGTGGGCAATGTATTGGATGCCGACTGGAGAGATCTCGCCAGTGGGCAATGCGCTGCATGCATGAAGCGCAACTACACGAAAAAAATTCATTTATAACTCTCACTTATGACGATACACATCTCCCAAGCGATAAATCGCTTCATTATGAAGACTTTCAAAAATTCATTAAACGACTCAGAAAGTCAATTAGCCCTGCAAAAATTAGGTATTACATGGCTGGAGAATATGGCGAAAATTTCGGCAGACCTCACTTCCACGCCTGTATCTTCGGATACGACTTTGATGATAAGAAATTATGGAAAAGGACTCCCTCTGGTTCTCTCATATATAGATCCGATCACCTTGAAACCCTCTGGCCATTTGGTTATTCCTCCATTGGAGATGTTAACTTTGAATCAGCTGCGTACGTTGCTAGGTATATTATGAAAAAAGTAACTGGAAAAAATGCTGAGGATCATTACACAGAAATTGACCCTTATACTGGGGAAATTACTGATAGAAAGCCTGAATTTAATAAAATGTCTCTTAAACCTGGTATAGGTTATGAATGGTTAAAACGTTATAAATCAGACGTTTATCCCCATGATCATGTCATTATTAGAGGAAAAAAAGTAAAACCTCCTAAATATTATGACAAACAATATGCTAAAGAAAATCCATTTGAATGGGATGAAATACTTTACAAAAGAGAAGTTAGTGCTAAACTTCGCTATGAAGACAATACACTTGAAAGACTTGCTGTAAAAGAACAAGTAACTAAAGCAAAACTTCAAAAACTTAAACGTAACCTCACTTAGGAAACCTCACTATGAAACTCGTATTATGTTCAATGAAAGATCGTGCAGCAGATGCTTTTGCACGACCAATGTT